GTCAAAATGCAGTTAATGAATCTATAAGATATATTAATCAAAGAGAGTTTGGATACTCTTTTAACCACGCACAAAATTCTTCTACTTTGACTCCAGGTGTAGCAAGGTACAGCCTACCTACAAGCACTAAGTCAGTAGACTATAACACCGCAAGAATTAAAAAAGATGACGATCTTAATTCTGCAGGTAACAATTTAGTTTCTCTTAACTATAATGAGTACATTGATAAAGATTATCCTAACGAGGAAGATCAAATTAAATCAACAACTCTTAACGGATCACACTCAAGTTCTGTAGCAACTCTTACTTTAACTTCTACTACAGGTTTTGCTGCATCAGGTAAAGTGTACATTGGTGGTGAGCAAATAACTTATACTGCTGTTTCAGGTAATGATATAACAGGTTGTACAAGGGGTGCTAACAGTACAACTGCTGCACTACACGCAGATGGTACAACAGTAACACAGTTTGACGGTGGTGGTGTTCCTAGAAACATAGTACGTACCCCAGACAATAACTACTTGTTATATCCTTATCCAGATAAACAGTACGCACTAGTCTTTGATTACTTTACATTTCCCTCTGACCTATCTGCTCATGGTGATACTACAAGTATACCAGATAGGTTTGGTCCTGTAATTGTAGATGGTGCTACAGCATTTGTGTATCAGTATCGTGGTGAGATGCAACAGTATCAGTTAAACTTTGGTAGGTTTGAACAAGGCATTAAGAACATGCAGAGTTTACTTATCAACAAGTATGAGTATGTAAGATCAACAGTTCTTATAACTCCTAGAGGTTCTGCTAACTTTATGGCAGGAGTCATTTCATAATGCCAGATTCTTCTCAGGTTCAACCTGCAGCATTTAACTGTGAGGGCGGTTTAGTTTTAAACCGTTCTACTTTTTTAATGCAACCAGGTGAAGCGTTAGAGTTAGAAAACTTTGAGCCTGACATTGAGGGTGGCTACAGAAGAATAAATGGGTTTCGTAAATTTGTTAATCATGTAGTTCCTCAAACATCTGACCCTACTGAAAAAATACTTATGGTTGCTAGTTTTGCTGACAAAGTTGTAGCAGCTAGAGGTGAAAAGATTTTTAGTTGTGGCTCTACTGAGCTTGCTTTAAAGATAGTTTCTACAACTGCTATGACTGGATCAGGAACTATTACTGTAGATTCTACTACAGGATTTTCTTCTAGTGGTACATTACAAATTAACAGTGAGATATTTACTTACACAGGAATTACATCTACTACTTTTACAGGAGTAACTCGTGCTACCGCATCTACTACTGCAGCAGGTCACTCTCTTGACGATGTAGTATCTGAGTCTTGGACTGAAAGAGATTCTGGTAGAACCAGTGCAACTAAGTACGACTTTGAACGATACAACTTTGATGGTAACGAAAAGATTATTGTTGTAGATGGTGCAAACGCACCTACAATATTTAACTCTTCTATGACTGCAACAGACGTTAGTGAAAGTTCTGTATCAGGCTCTACAATAGTTACTGTGTTTAAAGCACATATGTTTTACGCAGGTAAGTCTACTACACCTCAGACCTTAGTATTTAGTGAACCTTTTGATGAAGATGGTTTTCAATCAGGTGATGGTGCAGGTACTATTAATGTAGATGATACTATTGTTGGACTAAAAGTATTTAGAGATTCATTGTTTATATTCTGTGAAAATAGAATATTTAAACTAACAGGTTCTACTCTTAGTGACTTTTCTATACAACCAGTTACTAGAGATATTGGTTGTGTAAACAAAGACACTATACAGGAATTTGCAGGTGATTTATTATTTCTTGGTCCTGATGGACTTAGAACTGTTGCTGCTACTGCAAGAATTGGTGATACGGCTCTTGGTGCTATTACACAAAACGTACAGTCTATCTTTGACAAAAACATTAAAGACTCTACACTATTTGATAGTGTTGTCATACCAGACAAAACACAGTACAGAATATTTTTTTCTAAAGCAGGACAAAGTGATAATATAAGTAAAGGTATTGTTTGTGTCAGGAGAGCAGATAAGTTTGAGTTTTCTGAGATACGTGGAATAAAACCGTCAGCTACTGACACTTTAGTTGTAGATGGTAACGTTTTAGTATTGCATGGAGACTTTTTAGGGTTTATACATAGACAAGAAGAGGGTAATACCTTTGACGGTACAGCAATACTAGGTAGATATAGAAGTCCTGATTTAAGTTTTGGTGACACTGGTATTAGAAAACATATGCAGAAAGTTATCCTTAACTATAAACCTGAGTCAGCTATTGCTGCAGATTTAATAGTTCGTTACGACAATGAATCCTCAGACTCAGCTAGACCTGCACCATATGCTTTAGACAGTTCTAAAATTGCAGCACAATTTGGTGATGCTGTTTTTAGTACTTCTAGTAGTGCAGCACAGTTTGTATTTGGTGGTCCTTCACAGCCACTTGTAAGACAGTCAGTTGAGGGTTCAGGTTTTACTGTGGCATTAAGAATAAATGATGGTGGAGCAACTGCACCATATTCCCTAAAAGGGTTTCAATTAGAGTATCAAGTAGGAGCAAGACGTTAAATGGGTAATACATACACAAGACAATCCAGTTTTACAGACGGTGATGTTATTACTGCCGATCTGTTTAACAATGAATATGATCAACTTTTAGCTGCTTTTGCAGCAAGTACAGGACACACTCACGATGGCACTGCTGCAGAAGGTGGTCCTATTACTAAACTACTAGGGACTAGTATTACTATTGGTGACGCTACATCGGGTACTGATATTACAGTTACCTTTGACGGTGAAAGCAATGATGGTGTATTTAAGTGGATGGAAGACGAGGACTATTTTGAGTACTCTGATGATATACTTATTGCCTCTACAGAAAAGTTACAGTTTCGTGATACTGCTATTTATATTAATTCTAGTGCTGATGGTCAGCTTGACCTTGTTGCAGATACAGAGATACAGATTGCAGCTACTACTATTGACATCAACGGTGCTGCAGATATATCAGGCAACTTAGCAGTAGGTGGTAATCTTACAGTTACAGGTACTACTACATTTAATGGTGGTACACTAACACTTGGTGATTCCTCTGCTGACAATGTTGTATTTGGTGCTGATGTTGACTCTAGCATTATACCTGACGATGATGATACATATGACTTAGGTTCTGCAAGTCAGCAATGGCGTGACATATACATTGATGGTAGTGCCTACATTGATGGACTTGCAGAAGATATACTTGTAGCTACAGACAAAAAGGTAGGCTTTCGTGACAGTGCTATCTACATTAACTCTAGTGCAGATGGTCAGCTAGACATTGTTGCAGACACTGAAATACAGATTGCAGCTACTACTATTGACATTAATGGTAATGTAGATGTATCAGGAACACTTACTGTTGCAGGTGCTGTGGACTTTGGTGATGCTGCTTTATCAAATGTAGGTGCAGTACAACTAGATAGTATTTCTGGAGATGCAGATACTAATACAAGCATTACATTTAGTGGTTCTGATGTTATTACAGTTGCAACTGGTGGGTCAACTGCCTTTACAGTAAATGCTGATCAGTCTGTAACCTTTTCTGGCAATGTAATAATAGGCAGTGCAAATATAGCAGAAGCAGAATTAGAGATACTTGATGGTGCTACTGTTACTACTGCAGAAATAAATATTGTAGACGGAGATACTTCAGCTACTTCTACTACTGTAGCTGATGCTGATCGTGTTGTACTAAATGACAATGGTACAATGGTACAGGTTGCTGTCACAGATCTTGCTGCATATTTTGACGATGAAATAACTGCAATGCCTAACTTAGTTACTACTGCAGCTACAACTGTAGGAGCACTTAACTCAGGAAGTATTACATCAGGTTTTGGCACTATTGATACTGGTTCTAGTACTATTACAACTACTGGTCTTATTTCTGGTGGTTCTCTTGATATAGATGATGTAGTAATAAATGGTTCTACTATAGGGCATACAGATGATACTGATCTTATAACTGTTGCTGATGGTATTGCTACCGTTGCAGGTGAACTATCTGTAACTACTCTTGACATAGGTGGCACTAATGTAACCTCAACAGCAGCAGAGTTAAATATATTAGATGGTGTAACTTCTACTGCTGCTGAACTTAATGTATTAGACGGTATTACTGCTGTAGTAGGAGAACTCAACGCACTAGACATAGGTTCAACAGCAGTGGGTACAGCCGTAGCGTCTAAAGCTGTTATATTAGATTCTAATAAAGATTATACAGGTATACGTAATTTTAGTATAACAGGTAACTTATCTGTTGGTGGTACTACTACAGTTGTAGACACAGTTACAATGAACGCACAAAATGCTGTTTTATTTGAGGGCGCTACAGCAGATGCACACGAGACTACACTTACTATCATAGACCCTACAGCAGATCGTACTATTAACTTACCTAACCAAAGTGGTACTATACCTGTACTAGCTGCAGCAAGTAACACTGCAGTTACGTCTACACCAGAAGAACTAAACATTGTTGATGGTGGCACTTCAGCTACTTCTACTACTGTGGCAGATGCAGACAGAGTAGTAATGAACGACAACGGTACTATGGTGCAAGTTGCTGTTACTGACTTAGCTGCTTACTTTGATGACGAGATTACAGCTATGCCTAATCTTGTTACTACTGCTGCAACAACTGTTGGTGCTCTAAACAGTGGTAGCATTACGAGTGGCTTTGGTACAATAGACACAGGCTCTAGTAACATTACTACTACAGGTGTAGGTTCTTTTGGATCATTAGACATCTCTGGTGACATAGACGTAGACGGCACTACTAACTTAGATGCAGTAGACGTGGATGGTGCAGTAAACTTTGCTGCTGACGTAACTTTTGCAGATGGTGCAGATATTATTACTGCTAGTGCAGGTACATCCAACTTCAGAGCAGGTGTCAACGCAGGTAACTCAATAGCCTCTGGCGGTAACTACAACGTGGTTGTGGGCGATGAGGCTGGTACTGCGATTACGACTGGTGACAAAAACACATTACTTGGCTTCAATTCTGGTGCGTCTATAACAACAGGCATTGAAAATATTTTTCTAGGATCAAATTCTGGTGATGCTTTAGACGAAGGTAATACAAACATTGGAATAGGAACTTATGCTCTTAGTGCAGACACAACAGGAAGTCTTTCTGTTGCTGTAGGTGATAGGGCATTAGCTTCACAAAACTTTACTAGTGCTACCAATGCTTATAATACGGCTGTTGGTGCAAATGCAGGTGCAGCAGTCACAACAGGACAATATAACACTCTTATCGGTGCATTAGCAGGAGATGCGATTACAACAGGTATTGCAAATGTTGCAATAGGTTTTAGTGCCTTATCTGCTGAAGATGCTCATGGTCTTAATGTTGCAGTAGGGGCTAATGCTTTAGGTAATCTAAATGCAGGGGCTAATGCTTATAATGTAGCGGTAGGACATGATGCAGGTACAAATGTCACAACAGGTATAAGAAATACTACTATTGGTGGGGAAGCAGGAGATGCGCTAACTGACGCAGATTTCAATGTTGCTATAGGTTTTAGAGCTTTAAGTAGTGATACTTTAGGTAGTAAGTCTATAGCCATAGGTGATGTAGCATTATTTAGTCAAAACTTCACTACAGCTACAGATGCTTATAACGTAGCCATAGGGCACGAAGCAGGTAATCAAGTCACAACAGGCACACAAAACACCCTAATAGGTGGCCTAGCAGGTGATGCTTTAACGACAGGAAGTTACAATGTAGCTGTAGGATTTGAGGCTCTTAGCAGTGAAGATGCTCATGGAAATAATGTAGCAGTAGGCAATAGAGCCTTAAAAACTCTTAATGCAGGAGCAGCAGGTCTAAACGTAGCAGTCGGTGATGATGCAGGTACATCAGTCACCACAGGTACACAGAATACACTTATCGGTGGACTAGCAGGTGATGCTTTAACAGTAGGTGTTCAAAATGTAGCTATAGGAACTTATGCGTTAACCTCAGATACTCAGGGTAGTTTATCGGTAGCTATTGGTCGTTCAGCACTAGAAGCACAAAACTTCACTACGGCAACTGATGCTTACAATGTGGCAGTTGGCAGACACGCAGGACTATCAGTCACAACAGGCCTTGAAAACACCCTCATCGGTGGTCAAGCAGGAGATGCACTAACTGATGCAGACCGTAATGTTGCTATTGGTAAAAACGCTTTAACTGATGACACTTTAGGATCACAAACAGTGGCAATTGGTTTTGCATCTTTAGAGAATCAAAACTTCACTACCGCTACTAATAGCGGTAACACAGCAGTTGGTTATAATACAGGAGCAGCATTAACAACAGGAATAAACAATACCCTGATCGGTAAAGATGCAGGTGATAGCTTGACAGATGCTGATTTTAACGTGGCAGTCGGCACAGATGCTTTGCAAGCTGATACTTTAGGCAGCAAATCAATTGCTATTGGTCACTCAGCCCTTGAAGCTCAAAATTTTACGACAGCTACAGATACTCATAACATAGCAATTGGCGATAACGCAGGTAAAGCAGTCACAACAGGCGATAAAAATACTTTTATAGGTAGTGAAGCAGGTGACAGTGCAACAGATAGCAGCCTTTGTGTAGCATTAGGTTTTGGTGCTATGGGTGGAGCTGATCCAGCAAATGCAAATGTTGGTATTGGTTGTAGCTCTTTGCAGGTTGTTACAGGCGCATTAAATACGGGTCTTGGACACGCTTCTGGACTTACAGTCACAAGTGGTGAAAACAACCTTTTTCTGGGAGCAGATGCAGGTCGTGTAGGAAGCCCTGGCGGTAATATCACTACAGCAGATAATACTGTTGTAGTAGGTGATGAAAATATATCTGCTTGTCACATTCAAACAGATTGGACAGTAGTTTCTGACCAAAGAGATAAAACAGACTTTACTGCACTAGACCTTGGCTTAGACTTTGTTAAGGCACTAGCTCCCGTTACATACAAGTGGGATAAACGTTCTAAGTATGGCGATAAGACTGCCGATGACTATAATCTATCAGATCAGACCCCAGACGGTACACACAAAGAAGATTGGTTAGATGTAGGTTTTAAGGCTCAAGAAGTAGAGGCACTGGAAATAGCTGCTGGGTATAAGATTGCTGACAAAACAAACCTAGTAACATCACTTACTTCTGATGGTAAACAGTATGGGATGCAGTACAGCAAGTTTGTACCAATCTTAGTCAAAGCAATTCAAGAACAGAACGCACTAATCGAAGCACTCACTGCAAGAGTGGCAACACTAGAAGGATAAACATGGATTTAATACAAAGAAACTTTCCTAACGTAGGTGTGGTTGAAGCTCAACTTCCAGAAGAAGTTGTGGACAACATATGGAAAGTTGTAAACGAAGCACGAGAACAACCAGAGGACATGAAGCCTGAACTCGCAGGTAACATCAGTAAATCTATCAGGTTAGACGGTGACTCACCTTTACTCAAAGAGTTTGTTGGTGAGCTACTACCCTCGTTTATACAGAGCCATATTGAGGCGTATGGTGGACCTTGGCGTGAAACAATGCGTGAGGGTGAGGGTTGGAACTTAGAAAGCTTATGGGTCAACTTCCAGAAGCAACATGAGTTTAACCCACCGCATGACCACAGTGGCGTGTACAGCTTTGTAATATGGATGCAGATACCTACGTCTTATGCAGAGCAAAAGAAACTTCCTATTTGTGCCAACTCAAATGCAGATAACCACATATCTAACTTTGCATTTAGCTACACAAATACGTTGGGCAGGGTATCAACTTTTGCGTACAACATGGAAAAAGAAGCAGAGGGTTACATGGTTATGTTTCCATCAACCATGCTTCATCAGGTGTTTCCCTTTTATGACAATGATGGGGAACGTATTTCAATCTCAGGCAATATCAACATTGCAAAATTAGAAGGATAAATAAAATGGCAAGAGAAGCTGATCAAATAGCACAAGACCACGCAGCAATGCTTGGTAGTGTGTCAGTAATTACTAGTGTTATTGCTACACATAACAAAGGCAGTGATGCAACTAGTGAAGATTTCGGACATGACATGACGCATGACGAAAAGAAAGCTCGTGTAGCTCGTAGCAACGGTTATCTCGTTCACATGAAAGCCCTAGAAGATTGGGGTGACGAAAGTTTCACAGAGATAGATGCAGCTATTTCTGCGGCTAATTCATTTACTGCATAAATTTAACCAAGGAAGGAAATGGTAATGGCAAAAAATAAAAAAACCCCTATATCAATTAACGATAAAGAATATTTTATAGAAGACTTAACGGATCAACAGAAAAATATGTTAAATCATATTCAAGATTTAGACCGTAAATTAACAAGTGCTAAATTTAATGTTAATCAACTTAGCGTAGGACGTGAAGCATTTATTAGTATGCTTTCTAACTCACTAGAAACTGTAAATGAGTGACATCAAACTTACCCCTGACGATCTAGAGGAAATGCTAGACAACGCAGCTAGACGTGGTGCTAAAGAAGCACTACGTTCTATTGTGTTACTTGATGATGCTGCAGCCAGAGATATTATAGAGATGAGAAGTTTGTTAGAGGCTTGGAGAGACACACGTAAATCTGTCTGGTCTACTGTAGTTAAATTAGCCACTGTCGCACTGTTAACGTTTATTGCAGGTGCAGTGTGGATGACAATGGGTAAGTAAGGAGAAGTAAATGGCTATTAACGAAGATTTAGTTAAAGTTGACAAAGGTGATGAGGTCAAGATCGTTAAAAGCGGCAATAAGGTTTATTTAGAAACGGCTGACGGTGATAGACTAAGTAATAAAACAGTTCTTGGTTCTACTGGCAGAAAAAATTCAAGACAATACGTTTTTAAAGATGAAAAAGATGCTAGATCTTATTTGGATATAAAAGGTTTTTACGCAGAAGGTGAAAAACCTGAAGAAGTAGTAGAGCCTGTAGTAGAGCCTGTAGTAGAGCCTGTAGTAGAGCCTGTAGTAGAACCTGTAGTACCTGAAGAAGTAGTAGATCCTGTAGT